GCCGTGCGGCACAAGAAAGCCACCCCATTTGGGGTGGCTTTCCTTTACCGCTACTGGCGCGCGAGCACCGCTATCAGGATTGCCCGGTTCTTCGGGTCCGCGCAATCCACGGGCTCGCGGTGAACCTTGCCGACTGTAAGGTGAATCGTCACCGCTTGCCCCCTATCACTCGCATGATCCGGTCATCCAGCGTCACGCGGTCGTGGGTCATTGGGTCGATGTACGCGCCGGACGCGCGAACCCCGCGCATCAACACGTCCGCGGCGTGTTCCGCGGCCATCGTCTCGTGACGACGATTATCGGTGTCACGAGCGCGCGCCACGAATGCCCCGGACGATGACGCCCGGACGCCGCGACGCCCGACAATGGCATGTCCCACGCGCGACGGAGGATGCGCTTTGCGCTTCGCGTGCAATGTTCCTCCCTAGTTCGCGCCACCCCGCAACCGGCGGGGCAGCCGTGGTCTCTCAGTAGTGGGCCGGATGGTGAGGCTAGGCGTCCGTCCCGCACTAGGAAGCCCCGCCGGATGGGCGGGGCTTCATGCTACGGGGGAGGCTACGCGGCCGATGGCTCGCGCACGGCTCGCGGTCGGCGGGGAACGTCGCGCCATGCGCCGCGTGCCGCGGAGACGGGGGACTTCCCGTCCGCGGATGCCTGCTCCGCGGCCAGCACCAGCGCGGCCATGGCGGCCGTGACGGGCTCGCGCGACTGCGCAAGCGGCGTCCGCTCGCGAGTCACGTGGTCGTGATGCCGGGATCGCGCGGCGGATCGCGCGCGCGAGTCGATGACTAGCGCGCCTCGCAGCACGTCGTTCGCCCGGTAGAGTCGGGCGAACCACTCGCCCGCGGCCATGCGCGGGATCACGGGGCTGGGATCGTGCGACACGCGCGGTGCGTGACGCGGGGCCGCTCCGTGCCGCTCCAGGCGGGGGTGCCCGCCGATGGTCTCGACTCCGAGCAGGCATGCCTGCTCGTACTCCGCCGCGGCCACGGCCGCGCGAGCGTTCGGCGCGCGCTTGATCGCGGGCGTGGGCGTCGGGCGCATGCCGGGAGCGCTAAGCGCGGCGTCAACGGCCGCGCGCACCTTGCGGCGGTGCTGCTCGGCGGCCCGGTGATGCGCGCGGCGTCCGTTCTCCGTCTCGGGATCCGATGGCGGGCGCGGCGTGCGCACGATGACGCCCAGCGGACCGGGGATGCGCGTGACTAGCTCGCGCTCATGGTCCGGTGGCGCGCCGATGGTGCGCGTGATCGCGCCTCCCGTGGCCCCGGTGATGGTGATCAGGGGTGCGGATGGCGCGCCGACGTAGGCGCGGGCCGCGCGGATGCGGCGCTGCTCCCGTGTCTCGGGCGAGCCGAGTGGCGCGAGCGGCGCATCCGCGGTCGCGTGAGGCGTGCAGTCTCCGTCACGCCGCGGCTGATGCGGGAGCAGCGAGGACTCCCCGCCCGTGTAGGCGCGGCCAATCCACTCCCGGAACATCGTCGGTGACCGCCATGCGCGCGGCACGTTGTGCCGCTGCATGCGGGTATCGTCGTCGTGCTGCATGTCTGTCCTCCTGTTCGGTGGGGCGGGATGTCTCCCCGCGCCACCCACGGTACAGGACTGCAGCGCCACCGGGGGCAAAGATCCCCCAACGGAGTGACGCTGTCTTTCTTCACTGGTGGGCCGGGTCGTGAGGGTCGGCGTCCGGCCCCCCCAGCCAGCAACCCAGCAAGACACGAACACACGTTCGATGGCAATGCAATACCGGAATCCCTTTTCCGGTGTTGCTTTGCCGCTGTTCCTATTCCGGAATCGGCGATGGGGGGTACCCGCCCCTGGGACGCTGGGTCCCTCGCGCCGATTCATGGCAACCCAGCGACACAGGAGATTTTGGAGGATGCCCACGCCATCGCTACGCCGCCGCGCGCCTGTATTGCTGGGTCGCTGGGAGGGGACCGGAGGGGGTGCCGGGCTCGCCCCGGTATGCTGGGTTGCAGTCCACTATCTATGTGTTATTCTTCCTCTAAGCACCCCACCCACAATCCCTTCGGGGGATTGGGGGTGGTGGTGAGGAAGTGCATATAGGACCATAGGCCCGACTCCGAGGAGGAGCCATGGCATTCCCCACAGGCACGTGCGCGTGCGGGGCAACGTTCGCGAAGATCAACAAGCTGAGGGCGCTCTGCCCGGTCTGCCAGATCATCCGCGACACCACGTACCGACCGCACATGAAGAAGGACTGCGGCACGTGCGGCAAGGAGTTCTACCCCGTGCGCACGAACTACACCACGTGCGACGAGTGCACCCCGATCCCGATGGATCCGGACAAGTACCCGGACTGCAACGTGTGCGGCTTTCCGGTGCGGCCCGCGGCGGGCCTGGCATCGACGTGCGTGCTCTGTATCCAAAAGGACCCGGCGCTGCGCGACAAGTACGTGCGCACACTCGCGGCACTAAAGCGAGCCAGGATCAAGGCGCTGCGCGCGGGCGAGCCGGTGCCCGAGACGTGGTCGGACGTGATCAACAACCAGGAGGAACTGACGTGATCCCACCGTCCCACACGCGCACCTTCGCGTGGTCCAGCCCGACCGCGAGCGTGAAGTTCGCGCACGACGGCTCGGACCGAGGCACCAACACCTTCTCGGTGGACATCGACGTGAACCTCCACGTGAGCCGCGACCTCAATGGCGGAGTGATCACGGCGCACACCTTCCACGACGCTATCGCGCTGCGCAACGCGCTCGACGCCATGCTCAAGCTGGCGGAGGTGGCGTGATGCGCTGGTGGATCCTTGGGGTGGTGTGGGTGTGGGTGGTGGCCTACATCCTCGTGGTGCTGAACGATCACGCCCGCGGCGCGTCGCCCCCGGCCGCGCGCGCGGCCGTCGCGGTGTCGCGGGCGTACTGGGGCACCCCACCGTGCGGTAACCCGCGCATCCGCGTGATCCGCACTCGGCGCGACAGCGAGTGGCTGTCGGTGATGCCGTCCAACGTCATCGGGATCGCGTCACCGCAGGAGTGCCTCATCGAGGTCATGAACCGCCCTCGCCAGGTGTGCCGCCTCATCGGGCACGAGTGGGGCCACCTCATGGGCAAGCAACACGTAGACGACCCGACCGACATCATGTACCCGGTGCTGATTGACTACTGGCCGCCGTGCGACGCGCGTAACGCGCGGGTCGCGACCGCCTCATTCCGCCCCTACTGGAGGATGCCGCAATGAACCTCTCATCGCACCGCACGGTCATCGACCGCGACGATTACATCCTCACGCTGGAGGAGCGCCACGGCAAGACACACTTCTCGTTCCTGCTCAAGCCCCCCGCCGTGAATGGGTTTGGCGATGTGATCGACACGCCTACCAAGCGTTCGCACGCGGACATTCCGTCGCTGTACCAACTACTCACGGATCTCGAAGCGCTCTCACGCATGCACTACACCATTTGGGGGGCGAGCCACAATGTTTTGTAGTTCGCGCGTGTGATACACTAGCGCCAGCAACCCGACTCGGAGGCGCTAATGCCATACAACGACGACGGCCGTTACATCTACGAGAGCGAGATTCTGCCGTCCGGCGACTCGCTGCGCGTCGCGGCCGAACAACTGGCGCACGACATCGAGGAGTACCTGTTCGATGGGCACGCCCGCGGCTACAACCGCCCGGCGTTCCTGAGTTGGGCTCTCGCTCGGTATCAGGCAACCAAGCAGTCCAGCGGCAACCTGGCCAACCAGTTCCTGTTCTGGGACCCGGAGGCCGCTTCGCTCAAGGCTCCCGCCAACCCGAAGGTGCACAACACCTGGACGCCTCACACCGAGGTCGAGCTGGGCGTGCGCTACCCGCGCGAGGCGTTCGAGCACCCAGGCATCGACACCTCCGCGGGCGTTCCCGGCCGACAGGAGCTGTACGATGGCGACGAGACCCCGGATCCTCGCTACGCGAGCCGCATGACGGTGCGCGAGCCCAAGGTGGTCGCTGCGCGTGAGGTGCCGGTGATCGAGCCAGCCGACGAGGTCGCGGGGGGTGAGGCGTAATGTCAATGACCGTTACGCCGGTCTCCACCCCGAACCAGACCATCTGGGAAAGCGACTTCATGGGGTACAAGTGCCGGGTGTACGACATCACGTTCGACTCCGCGTACCTGACCACGGGTGAGGTCATCACCGCGGCCAGCCTCGGATGGAACACCATCCAGGGCGCGCTGATCCTGGAGCACGCGCAGAACCGCGCCTCCTCGGGGACGCTCAGCGTGGGCCTCATCATTCGCCCGAACGCGGCCAGGACCCAGGTCACCGTGCAGGCGTACGAGACCGCGGCAACCGTGGACACGTCCCACAAGGAAGTTACCTCGGCCGCCGACCTGAGCACGTACACCGCACGGGTGGCGTTCATCGGTACCTAGAAGTTCGTCGCGCTGTGGAGCATTGGTAGCTCGCCGGGTTCATTACCCGGAGGCAGCCGGTTCGATTCCGGCCAGCGCCATCCAGCTTTCGACAGCGAGGTAGCAACATGTCACACCTGCCAGCGGTTCACATGCCAAAGATTGCGCTCGATGCGCGCGGAACCCTGAGCACGGCCCGCTTCAACCGCAACGGCCGCACGCGCATCGCGGACCTCACGCTGGGCGTGCTGCACTCCACTGAATCCCACGACTACCCGGGCGTGAAGGATCTCGGCGGCGTCATCCAGTGGTGGAAGAACCCATCGTCCGGTGGCTCGGCTCACGTGGTGGTCGACAAGGACGCCAACTCAGCGTACGCGGTCAGCCTGCTCAACACCGCCCCGCACGTCGGCGGCATGAACTACTGCTCGGTTGGCATCGAGCAGATCGGCTACGCCAAGTTCGCCCTCAAGACGTGGCTCGGACGCGACAAGCAGCTCCGCCAGACGGCGCGCTGGATGGCGTACATCTTCCACGAGTTCGGGCTTCCGCTGCAGGAGGCAATCGTGACGCGCTCCGGCAACGTGGTGCGGCCGGGCTGGACCACCCACCGCGCGCTCGGCGCGCTGGGCCTGGGCACCAACCACACCGACCCCGGCGCGTTCTACCCATTCAAGCGGGTGCTCAACTACGCCAAGTGGTACGCCGTCCACGGCTGGGAGGACTAATGCCGTTCCTTGACCAGAAGTCCCTCGCCGCGGCCGTCACCGGCACTGGCGCGCAGCAGAAGGTGGACGTTCGCAACCTCACCGCGCTGAGCATCTTCGGCAAGGCGACCGGCGGCACCAGCGTCACGTTCACGGTGGAGGTCACCGCCGACCCCGCCGGGGCGCTGGGCTGGGCCACGGCGGGCGTGCGCCCACCCGGCAACGGCTCGTACGTGACCACGGGACAGGTCGTCGCGGCTGGCGCTGGGGTGAGCCTGTTCCTGGCCCCCGAGGACAACGTGGCCTGGGTCCGCCTCAACGTCAGCGCCAACTCGTCCAGCCTGGACGCCTACCTCAACGGAGAGGCGTAATGGACGGCGACCTCTCGTTCGAGGGTGTGCTGCACGCGCGCGTGATCAAGCACGGCCCCATCAAGAAGCTGCTCAACCCCGTGCGCCGCACCAAGCACCTCAAGGAGCCCCGCGGCTACAAGACCTGGAAGGATGTGCTCAATGCGGCGATTCGGTAAGTGGGTGCTGGTGCGCGACCGCGGTGAGGCCATCCTCACCGCCGATCAGGTGTTCTCGACGCACCTGCGCGCTCGGGTGTTCCGCAACGGTGAGCTGATCGCGGACCACGATCTGGGCTCGGGCCTGGTGACGACGGCTGGCGTGAACGACATGGCCACCGACTTCGGGTCGGGAACCAACTTCCAGATGTACAACCAGCAGGACACCGGCACCGGAACCACGGCCGCGGCCATCGGCGACACCGCGCTGCAGACCCCAACCGGCGGCTCTCGCGTTGCGGGAACCAAGTCCAACCCGTCCGCGGGCCAGTACCGCTCGGTTGCGACCATCACGTACGGCGGCAGCTTCGCGGTCACCGAGTGGGGGCTGTTCAAGAACGCGTCCGGCGCGCCGATGTGGGATCGCCGGGTGTTCGCTGCCATCAACGTGGACACGTCCACCAGCATCGAGTTCACCTACACGCTCACCATCAACGCCGGGGGCTGAGCCGTGGCCGCGAGGTACACGGTCGAGTCCGCGGGAGACATCGCGCTCACCGCTGCCACGGCCAAGACCATCCTGTCGGTCATCAATGCGGCCAACTCCGTGGTTCGCATCATCGAGCTGAGTGTGTCCTTCGACGGGGTGTCGGCCTCCGCGGAGCCCGTGACCATCGAACTCATGCTGTCCACCGAGGCCGGAGCCGGGACCGCGACCACTCACACCATCGTGCAGAGCGGCGGTCCAACCCGCACCGCCCAGGCAACCGCCAAGCGCAACTTCACAGCCGAGCCAACCACGCTCACGGCCATCAAGCGGTGGCTGGTGCACCCACAGGCCGGTCTCACCATCCAGTTCCCGCTTGGTCGCGAGCCGGAGCAGGTAACGACCGCCGATGCCATTGTGGTGCGCGTGACCGCTCCAGCGGCGGTGAACTGCCAGGGGTACATGGAGTTCGAAGAAGGATAAGGGCGAGCTAATGCCGCACGCCCTCACTGGATAAGCCTGTGTCGGTTACCTACAAGGGCGCTGGCACTGTCGCGACGCGCACCGGCAATGGCAATATCACGCCTGCGCTTTACGCGTCCTGGGCGGAGGGCGACCTGTCGCTCCTCGTCATCGGTCAGGGAGAAGCCGCCGGCACGGAGGCGGCGGGCAGCGTAAGCGTGTCGGCCGGTTGGACGCTTGGCCCCGAACTCACCGACACGCGCTCGTCCGGTGCGTCGGGGATCCACGTCTACTACCGCCGGATGGTGCCCGGCGATACGGCACCTACGGTGACGCTGAGCGGCGCGGGCGGCACGTCGATCATCCTCGAAGCGAGGATCTTCGATTACTCGGGCGTGAAGGCCACCGGTAGCCCGTTCAACCAGACGGCCACCGGCAACACCACGACGAGCCCCGCAACGGTCACGGGATTCACGACCACGGTCGATGGCTGCCAGATCGGCCTGGCGGTCGCGGGCGCGGGTACCGCCGTGGCATTTTCCGCATGGACTACCGCGACGAGCCCCGGAGCCCTCACCGAGCTGTGGGACCAAAACGCTACAGGTTTCGCGCATGCAGCGCAGGCGACGCAGGGCGCGACCGGGAATGCGACCGCGACGCTATCACCGGCACCGGCCTCGATCTGCGCCGCCCTCATCGCGCTGGAGCCCGCCGAAGGAGCACCAGCGGGCCGCGGACCATTGCCAGCCATGATCGCGCAGGCCGTCAACCGCGCCAGCAGCTTCTGATGGCCCGCCTCGCGCGCTCATTCCACGGCAGCATCGTTTCCACTGCACCACCAAGGCGCAACTTGGTGCAGCAGGCGCTCAGCGCTGGGCTGACGTTCAGCGGCGCGATCACGCGCAAGGCCAAGAAGCCCCTGGCCGGGGGGCTGTCGTTCAGCGCCGCGATCACGCGCAAGGCCAAGAAGCCCCTGGCCGCGGGGCTGTCGTTCAGCGGCGCGATCTCGCGCAAGGCCAAGAAGGCGCTCGCGGCGGGGCTCTCGTTCAGCGGGGCGCTGACCACAACCAGGAAGGTGCTCAAGTCAATCACGGCGTCGCTGTCGTTCTCTGGGGCGCTGGCCAAGAAGCCCAAGAAGGCGCTGGCGGCCAGCCTCACATTCAGCGGCGCGATCTCGCGCAAGGCCAAGAAGGCCCTCGCGGCGGGACTCGCATTCAGCGGGGTGCTGACCACAACCAGGAAGGTGCTCAAGTCACTCACGGCGTCGCTATCGTTCTCTGGGGCGCTGGCTAAGAGGCCCAAGAAGGCGCTGGCGGCCAACCTCACGTTCACGGGGGCTACACCACCACGCGCGGTCAAGAAGTCACTCGCGGGCGGCCTGTCGTTCACTGGTCTGCTCAGTCGCCAGACGCTCGTTCGCAGGGCGTTCACCGCGTCGCTGTCGTTCGCAGGGGATCTCAGTAAGCGTGCCAGGATTGGCGGCGCGGCGGCTCTTGCCTTCACTGGTACGCTCACAAAGAAGGTGCTCAAGTCGTTCAGCGCGGGGCTCTCATTCAACGCATCACTAACATTCCCAGAGGAACCGCCGCCATCGGCCCAGCTGAGTCGTTACATGTGGCTGCTCAAGAGGCGCAACCGACTATAGCGTTGGCGTGTGTTATAGTTGCTGGGTGACAACCATCGACTGCCGCACGTGCGGCGAGCCCTTCACCCCGCAGCGCAAGACCGCCAAGTTCTGCAGCGACCAGTGTCGTTATCGCTGGAACACGGCTGGCAGCGAGCGCAAGCGCATCCCGGACTCGGTCCGCTTCACCATCCTTGAGCGCGACGGGTTCCGCTGCCGGTACTGCGGCGCGCACCCCCACCGCGACGAGCTGCGCGTGGATCACATCATTCCGGTGATGCTCGGTGGCCACCTCACGTCTCCGCAGAACCTCGTCACCGCGTGCACGCGCTGCAACAGCGGCAAGGGGGACAACCTGTTGAGGTTGCCGCTACCGCCTGCCACCGATGAGCCGGTGGTCGGCGTGTACTGGAACCTGCAGGAGTTCCCCGAGGACACCTGGTTCGAGGTGTCGCGCATCAAGCTGGAGCCGGTGTGGGACGGCCTGTACAACCTGTTGGCGGAGCGATGAAGGTTCTCGGCGACGGGTGGCCCGAGGAGACCGCGTCGGGCATGCTTGAGGCCGCCGCCGGGTCGGTGCGCGGCACGTGTCGCCACTGCGACACGCCGCTCCCAGATGACGCCGACCCTCGCCGCAAGTACTGCAGCACCAAGTGCAAGAAGGCGTTTATGCGGCAGCTCAAGAAGGAGGAGCGAGAGGCCGAGATCAAGACGCGCCGCAGCCACAGCATGATTGAGGCACGCGAGGCCACCGGCCAGCACGACGAGCTGGTGCGCGAGTTCAAGTCGCGCGCCTTCGACAAGATCGAGGACGAGGTGCGGGACGTGATGCGCGAGGAGATCCGCAAGGCCCTCCGCCCCATGATCCGCGACAAGGCTCTGGGCGCGGCCAATCTGCTGGTGGAAATGCTGCCAATGGCGCTCGCGCGCGTGTACCAGGATTTGGAGTCCAAGGACACCATCGCCCGCCGCGCGGCCACCGCGCTGGTTATGAAGTATGCGATGCCGATGGTGGAGACTGATGAAGACAAGAACTCGAACAACCAGCTCGTGATCGCCTACAACATTCCGTCCGGCCACACCGTCACGGTTGGCGCGCCCGAGGAGCTGGAGGAGATCGACGCCGAGGTTGTCGACGAATCGCGCCCATTCGATGAGATCGTGACCGAGGTACTGGAGAGCGGCGACGATGACGAGGAGGATGTGGAGGCGTTCGAGAAGGACTGGTACAAGTGTCCGTCGTGCAACGTGCGCAAGCACCCCGAGAACCTCGTGACGCGCTCGGGTGTGCGCATCTGCAAGTCGTGCAACGTGCGCGCGCAGATCAACGGCGGCGAGCGCCCAGCGGGCCTGATGGGGAACCCACTGTATGCCTGAGCTGCGCCTCCAGTACACCCCATTCCCGATTCACACGCCGTTTCACCTCTCCACCAAGCGCGAGAAGGGGTTGTTCGGCGCGGTGGGCTCTGGCAAGACCATCGCGCTGTGCGCTGAGGCCATCAAGTTCGGGCTCGAAATGCCCGGCTCGCGCAACGGCATCATCCGCAAGACCGTTACCAGCCTGCGCGACTCGACGGAGGACGAGTTCATCGCGCTGCTCAGCACGCCGCCCGACGAGGACGACGATGATGAGACGAACGCGACCCTCCTCGACTTCTGCGAGATCCGCCGCGGCAACAACCACATCGACCGCCTGTGGCTGCCCAACAAGTCACTGTACCTCATGCGCGGCCTCGATGACCGGCGCAAGATCATGTCCTTCAACTTCGCGAGCATCTACGTGGACGAGGCGAACGAGATCAATGAGGATGACTACGTGTTCCTCACGACTCGGCTGCGCCAGACCGCTCCGCTTCCTGCCGCGCGCCGAATGGGCGCGAAGTGGCCCATCGCCCGCCAGCAAATCTGCGTCGCGACCAACCCTGACGGCCACAACTGGGCGTGGGAGTACTACATCAATCGCCCGACCAAGGCCCGGCGCTACTTCGAGTCCACCAGCTTTGATAATCCGACGCTGTACAACCCGGACGGCACGCTGAGTGAGTACCTGATCAGCCTGCTGAACATGCCGCCGCTGTACATTCGTCGCTTCGTGCTGTGCCAGCACGACGCGTTCAGCGGCCAGATTCTTGACTTCGACAGCGAGCTGAACGTGCACGACCCGTTCGAGCCGCCCGCGTCGTGGGATCGCGGCATGGGAATGGACTGGGGCATCCGCAACCCATGCGCGATTGGGTGGTGGGCGCGCGACCCGAAGGACAAGCGGTGGTACAAGTACCGCGAGTGGCAGACGTATGATCCCACGGACCCGATGCAGCGCGACATGCACAAGTCGTGGCCGGTGTACCGCATCGCAGAGACCATCCGACAGCTTGAGGGCAACGAGCACATCAAGTGGCGCGTCGCCGGGCCTGACGTGTTCCGCCGCCACCCAACCGGTGAGGAGCAGGACAACAAGACTGTGGCGCAGTTCTTCGCGGAGCGCGGCCTTTACTTCACCCCCGGCGCGGAGGGGTACACACACCGAATCAACGCGCTCAACACGCAGCTCGCTTCACGCGTCGCGAGCATTGGCCGCAACCTGGAGCAGACGCACAAGGCGTACCAGCAGTACAGGTGGGAAGACCTGGTCGTGGCGCGAGCCGACCGCGACCAGCCCGAGCGGCCACGCAAGAAGGATGACCACTTGGTGGACGCGGATCAGTACTTCTTCACCACGTTCACCGATTCGTACATGGCGACAGTTGAAGCACCAAAGCCGATGACGTATGAGGAATCGGTGCGCCAGATGATCCGGAACCAAGTCAAGCAGCGCGCCCGCCAGCGCAGCGGTGTATCTGTTATGCTAACAAGGGGACCCGAGTGATGACAGAGTTCATGAGCGACCTAGTTTCGTACCACCCGACCAACCCGGATCCGGAGCATGGGTGCTGCCGCAACACGGGCGAAGAAGGTGTCGACGGCGTGGTGTTCAGCGGCATCGAGCCGGTTGAGGGCACCTACTGCTTCGTGGGCCGTCAGAGCATTCTTGAAGCGTTCGCCCTGTTGTTCGGCGTTAAGCCGAACGAGATCAAGAAGTTCCTCAAGGCGAATGACCTCCTCAAGGAGGAGCGCGCGAGCATCAAGGCAATGCAGGCCAAGCTGGATGCGATTGACCAGTTTGTTGTGCGCGCTGAGTCGGCTGGCATCTTCGTGAAGCTGCTGGAGGACTGATGGCAAGCAAGGTGAAGGACCCACGCAAGAAGCCGCTCGACCTGATCGAGCTGCAGAACCGTCGCGAGCTGGCGAAGAAGACGCGCCGCGCGTTCGAGCGTGACTGGCTCCTGAACCTGGCGTACCTGCACAATGAGCAGTACGTGGACTACTCCATGGACACCGGCAAGCTGGTCGTGCTGCAGGCACCCGACGACGCCACGCGCACCGTCCACAACGTGATGATGAAGCTGGCGCGCGTGGAGCGGTCGCGCATGCTCAAGACGCAGCCGCGCCCGCAGGTGCTTCCGGCATCGGATTCGGACGATGACGAAATGCTGGCGCGCATGCTGGAGGGCTACTGCTCGCAGCTCATGCACGAGTGGAACTTCCCTCGCCGCCTGCGCGAGCTGACGTATTGGGTGGTCGCCACGGGCAATGCGTGGCTCAAGTGGTACTGGGCGGGGGGCAACCAGGTTGATGTGATTACGCCGTTCGAAATGTACATCGACCCGTACGTCCGACAGTTCGAGCAGGCTCGGTGGTGCATCCAGGGCAGGTTCTACGACGAGGAAACCGCGTGGGACCTGTACGGCGACTACAAGGGAGCCAACACCGATCACCTGGTGCCCGGCCAGAGCGAGCCCATGAACCTGGTCGAGCACCGCATCTTCGCGGACATCGGCATCGGAGCTGGCACGAGCGGAGGCGGCAGCTCGGCCAACCTCACCGGGATTACAACGTACGAGTACTGGGAGCCGCCCAACAAGAGCGTCCCGGACGGCCGCTACATCGTGTTCACCGACTCGGGCATCGTGATCGACGAGAAGTACCCATACACTCATGGCAAGATGCCGTTCACGCACATCACTCATCTGGTTCGCGCGTCGAGCAAGTACGCCGCGAGCGTGATGGACTACCTGCGCGCGATGCAGGACGAACTCAACCGCGCCGAGTCGCAGAACATCGAGAACCGCAACCTGGCCAACCCCAAGTGGTACCTGCCGCCGGGGCTGCAGCTTGAGCAGGATCCAACCGCCGCGCCGCGCCAGATTCTGCGCGGGATGGCTGGCAGCCCACTGGGGGCCAAGCCGGAGGCCATCAGCGTGGACTCCTACCCGGCGTGGGCGCTCGAATACCCAGAGCGGCTCAAGTCCTTCATGCAGGACGTGGCCGGTCAGCACGAGGTGTCCAACGCGCAGGTTCCTGGTCGCGTCGACTCGGGCTCGGGCATCCAGCTCCTGCAGGAGTCGGACATGGATGTCATCCAGGATGCGGTGATGTCTCTGCAGGAGTCGATCTCGGAGGGGTTCTGGCAGAGCATCGCGCTCACGCAGCAGTTCGGCGACCCGGACATCATCGTGAAGTCGTACGACCGCGACGGTTTCGTCGAGGTCCGCGAGTTCAAGAAGGCCAGCATCAACCTGGACTTCCAGGTGCGCGTGCAGACCACCACCAGCTTGCCTCAGAGCATTGTCGGCAAGTGGGATCGCGTGCTCAGCCTGGTGCAGTACGGCGTGATCATGCCGCAGCAGGCCGCTGAGATCCTGGACCTCTCGGTGGAGAACCCGTCGCTGGTGCCGTTCCTGCACGACCGCAAGCACGCGTACCGAGAGAACAAGCGCATGGCCAACGGGGAGCCGTGGATGCCGCTGATGTGGCAGGACCACGACGCACACCTTCGCATGCACCGCGAGTTCATGAAGACGGAGGAGTTCGAGAAGCTCGATCCCGACGCGCAGGAGCTGTTCCTGGTGCACGAGCGCATGCACGTTCAGATGCGCGAGCAGGTGGCCGCGGAGGAGGGTCGCTACAAGGCCCTACTGGAGGGTGCACCACCAGCACCCGCTGCAGCACCAGCGGACGGAACCACCGAGCCAACAGACGCATCACTACCACCGGCCGACGAGGCCGGGCCACCAGCCGTAACCTAAGGAGGGCGAATGCCTCAGACCGCAACAAACCAGACAGGCGATCCAGGGGCGGCGTCCTTCTCGAAGGCCGCTTCCCAGGTGATGCAGGGCCTGGCCGAAATGTATAAGACGTGCCACAAGGCCGGTAACCAGGAGCTGTGCGATCACATCACGCAGATGATGCAGGGCACCAGCGAGCTGGAGGCCACGTTCGAGGCCGGACCGATGCCGCAGGCTCCCATGGACATGGCGGCTGGCATGCCTCAGGGCGAGCCAATGCCCGCCGACGCCGAGAATCCGGCGGAGGACGCGCTTCCGGCCGACGCCGAGGAGGACGCAGCAACACCACTACCGACACGTCCAGCGAATAGCATCGGCGACGCTGCCGGGATGCTGCACGCGGCAACCATGGCGGACGCGGCCAAGCGACGCCTCAACAAGTAAGGAGAGCACTCATTCATGAGCACCAACTTCGGAGCAAGCATTTCATCGGCGGTCGACGACATGCACGCGGAGGGCGAGGGCACTGAGGAGGTAGTCGAGGAGCCCAAGGCCCCCGCGAAGAAGCCTGCCGCTAAGAAGCCCGCCGCCAAGCCCGCGGCCCGCAAGCCGGTTGCGCGCAAGCCCGCCGAGCCGCCCGCGGAGGAGGTCCCACCAGCGGAGCCCGAGGAGGGCGACACTGAGGACGCTCCCGAGGAGGTCGATGCGCCTCCCAAGGCCAACCCGTGGGACAAGGATCTCGATGAGCGCGGCATCAACACGCCCGAGGTGCAGCAGTACATGGCGGAAGTGATCCAGCCGTACATCACGCGGCTGGAGCAGCAGGGCACGCCATTCCAGGCACTGTTCGGCGGTGACATCCAGGCCGCGCAGATCGGAGCCGGGCTGCTCACGGAGCTGGATGAGAACCCGGCGGGGGCCATCGCCAAGATCATCACGGCGATGGAAGACGGCAACCCCGAGCTGCTGGACCAGATCAACCAGTTCCTGGACGAGTCCGGTGGGGAGGAAACCGCCGCGCCTGAGGAACCTGCGCCCGGTGCGGAGGGTGGCGAGAACCCACTCATCCAGCAGCTCGCACAGCTCCCGGAGTTCCAGTTCCTGCGCGAGCAGTACCAGAACAACCAGGTTCAGAACGTCGCCTCTCAGTGGGATGAGTACGTCACGTCCATCAAGGAAGTTGTGCCTGACCTGGACGAGGATCTGTTCACGCTGGCGACCGCTGCGGCGGGCGATGACCAGGATCTGGCGTTCCAGTACTACAACAACTACATCGCCAAGCGCGGCGCGGGGGCCGAGCCCGAGCCAGAAGCACCAGCGCCGCCCGCCCCCCCTGTGCACGGCGGTGCCGGAGGTCGCCCACCGGCCGCACCGAAGAAGGAGTACACCGGCCGCACCGGGCTCTCGGACGCCATCGGTGACTTCCTGGCGGAGGACAAGGTAGCGAGGGGCAAGCGCTGATGTAAGCAAGGGGGGCGAAAGCCCCCCTTGTTTTGTGATATAGTGACGCTAGCGCGCAAGGCCGTTAGGTACACGCGACCCACGTAACAAGCTCGACAGAGGCCAAGGCCACAGGTACAGCCCGGTACGCGACGAGCGAACCACTCTGATACCTAGAAACCTCTAGCCCCAAAGGGGGTGAACCTTGGCTACTCTCTCGACCTTCGCGAATGCCATGAAGACCAAGTTCATTGGTCCCATTCGCGACAACATGTCCTCCAACAAGGTGCTGCTGTTCGGTTCGCGCACCCGCGACGGCGATGACTCGCAGAGCGACCCGCAGGCAGCGGGCTCGTGGCGTGGCATCCAGCCGCTGGCTGAGGGCATTGACTTCGTGGGCAACGACTTCCGCATCCCTCTGCGCTCGTCGCGCAACCAGGGAACCGGCTCGCGTGCTGAGAACGTGAAGCTGCCTGCAGCAGGAAACCAGGGCTACCTGCAGATCCAGGAGCCGCTGCGCTTCCACTACGGTGTGTTCAACATCACCGGCCAGCTCATCAAGGCGTCGGAATCCAACGAGGGTGCGTTCAAGAAGGCTCTCACGGCCGAAATGAACGGACTCATCGACGACCTCAAGCGCCACGTGAACATCCAGGGCTACGGTGACGCCACCGGAAAGATCGCGACCATTACCTCGGGTGCCACTTCGGCAACCCAGGCCGTGGACACCACGATCTATCTCCAGGGCGGCGAGATCGTGGACATCTACGACTCGGGCCTGACCACGTACCGCGGAACCGCGGCGCGAACGGTGCAGGCCATCAACCGCTCGGGACTCACCATGACGCTGGACGCATCGGTGGCCACCACCACCAACGACGTGGTGGTCCGGGCATCGAGCGACTCCACCTCCTCGGCTCCCAACAACGACCTCAACCAGGCCATCAACGGTCTGGAGAAGATCGTCGACTCGACCGGCGCACTGCACGGCCTGAACCCAGCAACCGCTGGTCAGACCTTCTGGTCGGCTTCGGAGATCGACGCCGCAGGTGCCGTTGTGGCTGACTCGCTTCTGCGACAGCTCACGGACTCCATCGGCTTCGAGTCCGGATCGGACGAGGAGATCGTGCTGGTGACCACGCGCGGCATTCGCTCGCGCTACGCCAACACCCTGACCTCGCTCAAGCGCTTCAACGACGCCCAGTCGGTGACGCTGCGCGGAGGCTTCAAGGCGATCATGTTCGACGACAAGCCGCTCGTGATCGACGACCACTGCCGCCTGGGCCGCGTGTACGCGCTCAACACGGACGCGCTGTTCTGGTCGCAGATGTCGGACTGGGAGTGGATGGAACAGGACAACACGGTGCTCAAGCACGTGACCGGATACGACAAGTACGAGGCGTACCTGTTCAAGTACTTCAACCTGGGAACCTTCGCACGCAACCGTCACGGCAAGATCACGGGTGCGGCGGACGACACCAAGTAAGGTATCGCTCACCTGACGAGCGTGGTAGCGAAACCCCGCGTGAAAGGGCCACCCCTCGGGGTGGCCTTTTTCACAGTTTGGGGTATATTCACAGTCACTGTGAAGAAAGGACAACATGGCTGATCTGCACGTTCCCGGTGCCCCCCACAACATGCGCTTCCCGGAGCATCTACGCGGCAAGTTGAAGATGGTGGAGCACGATGTGCTCAACGTGTGTAAGGATCTCCAGAAGATCGACCGCAATCTGTACGTGGTGCTGCAGGAGGGCCACCCGGAGCCGTGGGTGATCATGGAGCACACGCACACGGGCACCGAGGAAATGGTGTTCCGCACGAAGCAGTTGGATCAGCGGGTGCTGGATCGAGTGCGATACCTGCAGACCGTGCCGTTCGAGCAGCGCATGAAGCAACTGTTCAAGGACGTGGACAGTGAGAACGAGCGCAGCGAGAAGGCGTGGATGGAGAGCGAGCAGCACGAGCGCTTCCTGTGGGACTTCCGCAAGGCCATGGAGGAGGCGGGCATCGCGGCGTTTACGTGGACCACAAGCTACCGCCCAGTGAAGGGGGCCAAGCGTGGCAGCAGGTGACTTCAAGGATCTGCAGGATGCGGTGATCGCGCGTGACTACGCGGAGGGCGACCGCACCAGCATCAAGGCGTACATCAACGAGGTGTGGCGTGATGTGCAGCGCTCATTCCGCTGGTCCTGGTCCGAGACCACTGCGGCACTCACGACCACCGCTGGGACGGAAGCGCTGGCGCTGCCGACCGATCTGTTGTTCCTGGGCCGCCTGCGCCCGGCCAATCTGACCACGCCGCAGATCATCGAGATCGAGCACTACCCGCCGTACGACTACGGTTCCATCAACCGCTTCAACGACACCGCCGCGGCGAGCCGAGGCGCGCCGGAGAAGTACTCGCGCGTCGCCAACAACCTGCTGCTGATCCCGGTGCCGGACAAGTCCACGTACTCGTGGACGCTGTACTACTGGAAGTCGTTTGCGGATCTGTCGGCTGACGCTGATACACCCGCCATGCCACTGGCGGACCGGGTGGTGCTGGTGTACGGAGCGCTGTCCAAGCTGGCCGAGCGCGACCGCAACCTGGGCATGGCCCAGTACTGGCACAACCTGTTCGAGGGCGAACTCACGGCGATGAGCGTTCGCCAGGAGCAGCAGACCAAGCGCGTACGTCAGGCACACATGCCAGGACACTACTATGGCCGCTTTGACAGGAACTGAGCTGCAGAAGTACCTGCGGATCCCGGCCGCGTGGCGCGGCATGGACACCGACAGCCCAATGCACCTCATCCCGGAGGACCGGGCACAGGCCATCGACAACTTCGTGCCGGGTGTGTACGGCCAGCTCCCGGCTCGTCGCGGCTTCACGGACCAGGGCCTGCTGCGCCAGAACACGGGCACGGCGTACGTCAACCTGGTGATGTCGATGATCACCCACGTTCGGTACGGCGGCTACACGCTGACGGGCGTGCTGGGGGGCAGCCCGCTCACGTCGTACCCAACCGGGTACGTGTCGGAGTACCAGACGGACGGCAACTCGGTGCTGTACCCATCCGGCAAGTCCCCAGCCAATGGGGCGGCATCACTGGTGCGCTACGACGAAGCCTCGGGGACCGCAACCGCGGACGCGGGCGGAACCTACAGCAGCCTACCCGACACACAGCACGCGTCGTACGAGGGCAGCATGTTCTGGACTGCGTTCAAGACGCCCGCCCTGTCGCAGCTCACCAAGGCCGGTACATCCGTCACCGGCCGACGCCTGCACCGATGGGCGGGTTGTGATCCGCTCCAGGCCGCTCACGCCAACACGGCGACCGTGAGCAACGGCACCGCGACGCCACCAGGAACGACGGTAACGCTGGGAACGGCCCCAACTGGCATCAACCTCACTGGTACGTTGATGCGCTTCAACTCCGAAAATGCGGGGTACGCGTACAACTACGAGGTGTTGAGCCACACCACGGGTGCAACGACGCTCACGCTTGCGGAGCCGTATGGCCTCGGTGAGGACACCACCCATGTACCAGACAAGGCCGGGGCGGCAGTTACCTTCTCCGCGTTCGGATTCGTCGTCAACTCCCCGGTGAACGCAACCACGTGCATCAACCACCTGGACCGCATCTTCGTCGGGCGGCCAACCGTGGCCACCCGGGTTGGCTCCATCCAGCCGCGCAAGTACGCGAACGCGATTCAGTGGTGCGAGGAGGGTCAGCCCGAAAAGTGGCCCGACACCAACATCATCATTGTCGGTGCCGACCCCAACGAAATGGTGATGGGCTTCGCCCGTGTCGGGAAGGTGCTGATCATCTTCAAGAAGGAATCCATGTACGTGATGTCCGGCGATACCGAGTCCACGTTCGCCGTGAGCCGCTTCTCGGGGGAGATCGGATGCGTTGATTCGCGAAGCATCACGTACTGGAATGACAGCGTGATCTGGGCGAGCCGCCGCGGCATCCACATGATCAACCCGGACATGGAGGTCACGGACCTCACCAAGCACACGGACGGGCCGCGCGGCGGCATTAGCCGGGCGTACCAGCGCCTCATCCAGCAGCCAAACAACGCCAGCGCCAACGGAACGCTGGTGATGGTCACGGCTGGCATCGCCAAGGACTACCTGTTCATGCTGATTCGCCCCGACTACTCCGCGGACACGACCCTCAATAGCACGTACCCAGACACCATGTACGTGTGCCACCTTCCAACGCGCTCGTGGGCAAGGTGGTACCCAAACCAGGTGAACGGCATGCCACTGTTCATCGCTCAGTCGCGCCCTTCCATCCTGCCGTACGCGCGCAGCATCTTCGCCGCTGCGCACGCTGGGTACCTCGGGCTCGGTTGGTGCCTCAATGATGTCGCAGAGGCCAACAACCAACTGTTCCAGGATTCGTTCCGCAACACTGGGGGCGCGTCAACCACCGATACGACCCCGCTGACCTGGACGACGGGAGGGCTACAGCCGTGGCCGGGACACACCTTCAACGCGAAGCAGCTATACGTGCACCATGGCTGGGTGTACACGAACTCGTCGGCGGTTGGTTGGTCACCAACTGAGGTGCGCTTCATGAGTGATGGGGGCATCCAGACAACTGGCCCATCGTTCTCTCCGCGACGCTTCATCACGGGGTCGCAGGAGCAAATGGCGTACTACATTGATCAGATCATTGACACCGCGCTTCCGTCCAACATCAACACCATTCAACTTCACACGAAGTGTTGGTTGACCAGCACCCCCGCGAGCACCCCGTACACTGTTGACTACCGTCTGTACGAGCTGGATCTGGTGTGGGACACGGGCCGGCAGGGCTACAGTCAGACCAAGGTGACGTGATAGAATGCACAAGCTGGCGGTGTTTGGTAAGCCTCTCAAGGCACTACCCAAGCCGGGTATGCCCGCCCCCGCGCCGCGCGTGGCGAGCCGAACACGACCGGGCACAACGCCGATGCGCAAGGAAGGCCCATTGAACGACCCAACGTCACTGGAGCAGGCCATCATGCAGACCCCTCTGCACGATCCGCCCCCACCTCCGCTGGTACCGCCGCCTGATCAATGGCCGCAGGAAGCACCGCTCGCGGATCGCGTGCGCGCCAACCCGCGCGTGGCGCGGGCCATGGACGCATTCAGGAGGTCGTGATGCCCCTCAGCTCGTACCACGGCCAGCCGACGACCGGTGGCGCAGGCCCGCGCGGCCCGATTACCGGTGCCGCGGTGGGCCAAAAGAAGAAGAAGACGGTTCCCGTCGTCAGCTCGTACCACGGCCAGCCGACGACCGGTGGCGCAGGCCCGCGCGGCCCGATTGCCGGTGCCGCGGTGCAGGCGCTGGCCCCACCGGCCGCTCTCGTGACGCACCCGGTCGGCCAGGATCCCGCGACCACCAACGCGGCAACCACGCCAGCCCCATCATTCACGCCTGGCGAGCTGGATCCCGACACCATTGCCGCGCTCAAGGCGCGCGAGGGTCTGCGCGACACCCGCTTCGCGTCGCTCAAGCGCGCGTTCGAGAACACCATGGCACGCATCGGGCAGAGCCGCCTGGCCGCCGCATACGGGCGCGACAAGGGCTACAAGAACGTGAACATGGCGCACGCCGCTCGCGGCACCCTTCGCTCGGGTCTGCGCGAGGTGGATCGCGGCGAAGTGCTGGCCGACTACGACCGCGCCATGAATGGGCTCACGACCGACGAGAACCAGGCCATCAACGAGCGCGACACCGGGCTGTCGGAGGAAACCGGCCAGTACGTCCTCGACGTTGCCAACATGAAGCGCACGGGATCGCAGGCGGCGTTCGACCGGTGGCTGGCTCAGACCAAGGAACGCCCAGGCGCGGAGCCCGCACCGGTAGCACCGGTAGCACCGGTAGTCGCAGGACCAAGGGGCATGGCCCCAACCACCGGAGCGCGGCCCCTCGGCCCGCAGCCGACCACGCCGATCCCCAAGAAGAAGTCAGCATCCAAGGGAACTAGGGTGATGTTCTAATGGCTTTCGATGTCACCGGCGATCCGTTTGGTATGCGCCGCAAGTTGAAGCGCACACCGCGCCCTACAACTCCAGCGAAGAAGCAGCCGAAGCAGCCAACGATTGATCTCACCGGCACGGTGCCGGGTTGGGATCCAGCGAAGAAGCAGCCGAAGCAGCCGGACTGGGTGAATGCGCGCTCTCTGCGTCAGCCAACCCCAATCAAGGGCTCGTTCAGGCCACCCATTACCACGGCCCCAAAGGGCGCGAAGCCCGCACCAAAGGCTGCATCAACGCGGCACGTATCGCGCACGCCGGTTGCCGCGGCGGCACCGACCGCTCCCGCGACCTCACCGAAGAAGCCTAAGCTCACGAAGCCAAAGAAGCCTGCACGTCCCGCGGCCACGACCGCTGTGACGCCGAACCTGACACCCGCGGCCCCCGACACCACCATTGATGACATCTTCGGACCGGCGTTTGAGGAGCTGGACAAGACGAAGGCCGGTCTGGAGGCGGGCCGCACCGGGCAGCTCGCCGACATTGGTGCGTACTCGAAGTGGCTCTCGGACGAAAACAAGAAGGCGCAGGACTGGGCCAGCGCCCAGTGGGACGACTACCGCAAGGCGGCCGAGGACGCTCGCGCGCCGCTCGCGGACGAGGCCAAGAAGCGCGAGGCCGAGACCGCTGGCATCACTGGCGGGAACGCGGATCTGGAGCGCTTGACCGGCATCGACACCGTGCAGGCGCAGCAGGGCATCCAGGCTGGCGTGGACAAGACCAACGCGACGCAGGGCGACGTCGCCCGTGCGGCGCTGGCATCCTCGCTCACGGGCACGGGCGAGGCGGCGCGCGCGCAGTCCGCCAACATGCTGGCACTGGTGAACTCGGACTACAACACGCGCCTGCGCGCCTTGGACACCTCGCGGGCTGGTCTCACCGTGGACAAGGGCAAGCTGGCCCTGGCCAACAAGCAGGCCGCCGCGAAGCTGGCGCAGGACCAGGCGATGCTGGAGTTGGTCACGAAGGAGAAGCTGGGCAACCTCGATGTTGCGCAGGAGAACGCCAAGACGAGGCGGCTGCAGGTGCTCACCACCGCATCGCTCGCCAAGACCCGCAACCAGCTCATGGCCGACATCGCCGCGGGACGCCTGACCATTCAGAAGGCACGCCTGGAGCTGGATACGGCCGCGAAGGCCGCGGGGCTCGACATTCAGAACCGCAAGCTGGAGCTGAGCGCGCTCAACCTCGGCTCGCGCCAGGTCGCGGATGCCCAGAAGTACATCGACGCGCAGTACGAGCGCGTGTACGGTGTGAATGGCACCCGCAAGTGGGACCAGGACCGCACCAAGGACCGCCAGTTTGTGCGCCAGGTCATCACGCAGATGCGGTCGCGCCTGCCGGGGCTGACCAACTCGGGCGCGGTGGCCCTGATCAATGGGCGGTTCCCGGGCGCGCTGCGGCGCGATCCCGCGGACAAGTACCCGCTCATTGACATGGTGAACGCGCTGTGGCCACCCGCACGGTGAACAAGAGCCGGTCGGCGGCGCGCCTAGCATCACAGATCGCGGGCAACACCCCGTACGGCAAGACCAAGAATGACCCCCTGAGCGATGTGATCATCGCCTTGGGCGGTCGCATGTTCGCGGGCGAGGATTCCAAGCAGCCCGGCGGGGATTCGTGGGGCAGCCTCAAGAGCTTCGGCAAGGGCATCCTGAACGTGCTGTCGGTGCCCGGCGCTGCCACCGTCACCTCGCTCACCAACGCCATTCGAGCCGCCAAGGGCGACCCGCTGGTGTCGTGGAAGAACATGGCG